TTATCTTTATTCTTCCGCCTTTATGCTTCCCTGTTAATCTTCCTCTCCCTGCTAATGTTCCTAATGGCTGTTCTACTTGACTTTCTACATTTAATGTATCAGTTGTTGATACTACCTCTTGAAATGCTAGTTCTTTAATTAAACTTCCATGGTATACAGGCGTTTCACATCCTTTTGCTCTTTCGTGTGTGTATACTGCATCTAGCCAATCATCGTATGTTCCTCCACTTACTGCAATTCTATTTAGCATGTTATATATCTTTTGAGATAGATTTAATGCATCCATTTTAATCACATCCTGTCCTTGACTATTTACATCCACTAATACTGCTGATACATCTGCTACACCTCCATCTCCTGTAATCCATTCTGTATCTAACCAATTATTATTTAGCCCTGATTGATAGCATTTTATTCCTAGTCCCTCTTGTGCTGCTTTACAGAACGCATCTTCATAGTCATCTGCTGGTACTCCGTTTACTGTATCTAACCCTAAATTGTATGGTTTTCTACTTTGATAATCCACTTCAAATGCGTTTGGACTTGCTACTGCTTCTAATATATCCTGTCGCATTAAGTCTATATCCTCCAAATTAAATCTTTCTAATTCCGGCTCTCCCTCTCCTTGTGCAACTGTATTTTCTATTAAATTTTGTGGCGAGCTAAACACTAACGCACCTCCTGTTGGCATTCCACTAGACACTCCCGCAAATGTATATTGCTTAAAGTTTGCTGGTGATCCTGTTGGTGTTGTATCGGTTATTTGTGTAAATAATGTACTTGCTTGATATTCTGTTCCATCTATTTCTATTACTATGTCACTTGTATCTACATCTCCATATGGTGTTGTCGTTTGTGAGTTCCATGTTAATCCTATAGTTAACGCCATTGTTCCTCCTGTCAATATCGATGTATTATTTGTTGTTACATTATTTGCATGTATATTTCCTAAATCATTTCCATTTAAATACAAATCATTATAACTTACATTCCATTTATTCCCAAATGAAGACTGGTGTATTACATATCCTACCGCTTTTCCATTCACTGATTCTTGTAAATTTGCGTAATACTGTCTATATATTGACCAATATCCTAATAATGGCACCGCATTGAATAGCCTTTCTACATTACTTTTATTACTCTTTCCTCTCCCCAATCCATGAATTCCTAGATATGAGTATATAGAACTTGTATTTACTTGTGCATTTGCAGTTTTATCATTTTCATCCCAATATCCTACCATTCTCATTTGTGGTAGTTTAATTTTACTCATGTCCATCCCTACATTAATCATATTCATATGTAGTTTTCCTTGAAATAATCGAATTGGTACTTCAAATACGTCTAATTGTACTTTATATGATCCAAATAGCGGTCCCAATGTTGGCAATGTTTTAATATCACAATCTAAGTTTATGTCAAACGTATCCCCCGGCAATGCTAATTGATTCATGAACGGTACTAATGTCCCTGCTGCCATTGTTGTTCTCCATGTGTATGATAGATCGTGTGTACTTCTTGAGTAATTCTTTGCAGTTACTTCCATTTTTGAGCCCGAGCCGAGTCGTTCTCCTCCTAGTGTTGTCTTCATTAGTTTTTATTTTTTTTTGTTTTTAATGTTTCATTTATTTCTTCTGCAAATTTTTTATCCTTTGCGCTTATTTCATTTAATACCATTAATACTTGAATTATTCTGTTCCATGTTATTGTCTTTAATTCATCTTCGCATTCTCCTCTATTATCATAATCTTCTGTCATTTTATACTCCCCCATCACTCCGAAGTGCTTATTTTCTATTGTTATTACTGTGAATGGGCTATTTTCCACAGGATATCTCTCTATAATTTCGCTATTTAAAGAGCCGTTGTTGTTTGCTTTCTCTACATTCATAGTGGTAGATTCTTTTGTTAATGTTTCCATCTTTTTCAAAGTATTTATTTGTTTTGATTAATATATAGCGTCCACTCTGAACACTATTTTTCTTTATGACCTCTGAAGTTTCTAGGTCTACGTATATGCTTTCTGTTCTCCATTGCTTTGTGTTTCTCAAATCTTTCTCCATCTTCTTCTCTATCCATTAAGTATTGTGTGAATTCACTTCTTTTTTTGGGTTTTCCGAATATTCCTGTTTCATCATCTTTCTTAAAGTCCTCCATTATTAACTTGAAGTCTATATATTTACTTATCCTCATAACTATTTTTATAATTTTGAGAACGTATTTTACCACCTTTTTCATTGTTTTTTGTTTTTTTTGAGGGGTAGGGGAGTTGTCTTTTTGTCAGTCGTAGCCTGCTATTTTGGCTAGTTTACATACTATATATTATAGGACAATTTTTAACTCCTTGATTCTCAGTTTGTTATTATTTATTTTACATAATATTGCCGCTAATCTACAATATTAATTTTAATTGTTTATCTATTTTATCTTTTTTTTCTATTACTTGTATCCAATTTCCTCCTTTATATGGTTCTATTACTACTTCTACTTGATTACCTTCGTATCTTATATATCTTACTGTCCCTTTATTTGTTTTTTCTCCTATCTTCATAATTTCTTAAACATCAAGCGCGATTTATCGCAAGGATTGTAGCCACGCGCAGCGTATATTCAGCGTTGGCTTATCCATATATCTTTTTTACTCTTTCCATTCTCTTTAAGTTTCTTCTCTGTTGTTCATATTCTTTTCTATTCCAATCTATTTCATTATTTCCATAGCCTAATCTTCTATTTTTTATTCTTGCATTCTTTAGTGCTATATAGTATTCTTTATCATTTTCTTTTATATTTATTTTTATTCCATCTACCCATCTTTCTTTCTTATCTAATTTTTCTATCCATAATTTTTCTCTTTCTTCTTCGTTATATATATAATTTCTATAGTATACTGGTAGTGCTAATCTTAATCCGTTTATTGTTCTGTATGTTTCGTCTGTTTCTTCGTTTTCTTTATATTTGTTTCTCTTTATATCAGATCCTTTTAGATATTTATTTCCTATTCCTTGACTTACAAACATTTTTGGTATATATTCTTTATGTATTTTATCTGCTTTATTTAAATATTTAACTATATAATTTATTGTCTTTTCATTCACATATTCTCCTATATATACTCCGCCGTATTTCCATATTCTTGATATATCTTCTTTGTTTTTGCACCATAATATACCATGTATGTGTAATCGTTCTGTCTTATTGGTACCTAGCTCTGTCACTAGCCAATGTCTTACTGTCTTTTTATATTTTTTTCTCCATCTTTCTGTGAATCTTCTTATACTTAATCTTGCTATTTCATTATCTCTATTATATCCTTTTAATTCTTTATTTATTTCATCATCTAGTTTTTGTATTTCTTGATCACTATATGTCATTGTTACAAACCATGCTGGTATTTTATTTTTCTTTATCTCTTCATGTAATCTTACTTGCCATTCTCTTTTTTTCTGTTTTCTACATTCCATACATTTCCCACATCCTATCGGCACTAGTTTAGTTCTCATATCTTTAACGGGAGGAATATTCCCCCCGTTTTTTTTATTTGACATGTATTTTCTATTCTTTATTAATTTTGGATATAAGCACATTATCTATAGCTTTTCTATTATTTATTATTATCTATCCCTATATATCCATTGTTACCATGGTAGTTTTTTGCATTTCTTTCTGTATTTTTTCCTTTTAATTTATTTCTTATATCTTTAACCCATTCCGGATTTTTTCCTACCTCATTTCCTATTGCACCTGCTGTTCCTATTCCTATTATAGCTGCAGCTTTTCCACTTCTTTTTGTTGCCTCTTTTGCAAATCCTTTAATTGCTTTTGGTCTCATTAACCCCTTTAATATTGCTGGATTTCTTAACGGTAATAATCCCAAGAATAACATTGCTGCTCCTATATATGTTGATGTATCCAAGTCTCCACTAAGTGTTTTCTCTGCATTTACCCAAAAGTTTTTTCCAAAGTTATCAGAGTAATCCATTTCTATTTCTTTTAATATCTTACTTGTATTTGCATTTGCTTGTTCTATTTGTGCTTTATCTACTTTTATTTTACTTGCTGCTGCTTTTGTTTCTTGTTCGTTTAATGCTGTCCTACTTTTTGTTTCTGCTGTATCTACTCCATCCCTTTTATCTTTTTGGCTTTCTAAATCATCAATTTGTGCCTCCATCATTTTAGCTTGTAACCCATATAGTTCAAATTCAGGTCTTTTTGGTGCTTGTGGTACTGTTGGACTACCTTTTGCCGCACTTCCTCCTGTTTGACTTCCTGTACTACCTCCTTGTCCCGCTCCTTTCCCATACATTAACGCTGGATTTAATCCCGCTTTTTTCATATGTTCCATTTGCGCTCCATAATTTGTTTTATTCCATAGATCGAATTGTAAGTCATTACCTTGTTGGTTTAATGCCATTTGATTCCCCATTTGTTGATTCATTAATTGCATTTCGTTTTGCATTCCTATTTCCATCAATTCTTGTTGGTTTGCCATTTGTTGTCCTTGTGTGAATTGGTCATAAGCCATACCTCCAACTTGCCATAGTCCCTCACTATTGTTATCTATGAAATCTCCTACTTTACTCATTTTATTTTATTTTTTTGTTAAACGTTTCAATTTTATCTAATGCTTTTAGTATTCTATATCTTGCATAGTCATCTACTAAGTCATGTTGCATATGTACTATGTCTCTTATTAGTTCTGTACTATCTTCTATTGTTTTTTTAATTTTACTGTTGTCTATTGTATGATATTCATCTACTATTTTCATAATTTCTGTTTTCGCGCTTTTTTAAAAGCGTTATTATTACTTGATATATAAGAACAAATGCGTACCACTTATTCAAAATTTAGGGGGTTTTGATACTTAGACTAAGGCTCACTCGTCTTTTCTCTCCCCCCCTTTATTCTACTTTGAATCGCTCGTGCCGTTTGTTGACTCTGCTCCGCTGATATCCTCCTTTCTTGGCTCTAATTTCACTATTTTAGCCTCTTTTTCAGATTTCAATTTCTCTGCTTTAGCTTCTGCTCTTGCAATACTTTGTTTCTCTATTAAATTTTTACCATCTACTGCAATTTCAAACCTATCCGTTTTTATATTAAACTCTGGTCTTACTCCATCTGCTTTTTCAGTATATATTACCCCTGTTTCATCAATTACAGGTTCATTATTATTTAATATTCTTTCAATTCGGTGTTCTATTGGTTCTCCCTCGAATTTATCTACATTTTTTATACAAGAATTCTTGTATGGTCTTGGTTTATACATTTTATTTTATTTTATAGGTTAGGCATTAATTTAGCTGACATTTTTCTTCTAGCGTTATTTTTTACACTTATCTGACACCAAAAGTTCATACTATCCAATGATTTTTGTGCGAATATATTGTTGTATTTTGACGGATCTATATAAGTACTTAAATCTCCTATACCTTTATCTCCATCGTGGTCATATCTTCTGTTTAATGTCATAAACATTTCTTTGTTTTCATCTGCGAAGTTTCCTTTACACTTATTCACATTACTCATATAATTTACCCATGCTGGTTGTTTTCCTGCCGATGAATATTCATTATACCATTCTCCTGTCTGTGTATCTATTTTACATACTGTATCAAACCATGCTAGTGTATCTGTTACTTTATCTTCAAATGCTATTTGACTTAGTTCAGGTTTATGAAAGTCATTCATTGTTTTATGATTCATGAAGAATTCATTTCCTTGTGAAAAGTCTAATCTTGGCGTTAGAGATACGATCCCAATTATATATGACGGCTCATGTGTTTTTATCTTTATTCTTCCGCCTTTATGCTTCCCTGTTAATCTTCCTCTCCCTGCTAATGTTCCTAATGGCTGTTCTACTTGACTTTCTACATTTAATGTATCAGTTGTTGATACTACCTCTTGAA